GATGGTGGAGAGCGAGGGGACTTGCTGCGCAAGGTCGCTGGGATGCTCGACCAGATCGACAGCATGGGAGGAACGATGCCACCGAAGCGCCTACATTCGTGAAATATTTCCGCATAGGTGTTGCGCATTCATGATTTTCTGATATAAACGGACCCGGACGGGAGAGGTGCCTCTAGGATTTCCCATCCATCACGCATTCATCTTGGCAAAAAGGAGTGGGCTTTGGCCTTCAACCAGGGTGCAGCCGTGATGGTGACCGCGCCCGAAAGGGCTGGCTCGAAGGGTTAGGCCCCGTTGGCGTCCCCTGAGCGAGATACACGTAGGAATCCTGCACCGTGACAACGGCCGGTCGTAAGTCAGGATGCGCCGCCATCAACAATTCAAGCCCGCCAGGTTCGCGCCTCGCGGGCTTTTCCGTTTTCGCTGGTAGTGGTTCTTGTCGTAGCCCGGCGCCCGTTGACACGAATTGACCTACAGGGCGCTACCAGCATCCCTTTTCGGTGACAGCCGGTCGAGTGATGTCCATAGGCGCACAGCGTGGAGCCAGCGCCAGGGATCGACGGTGTCGATTCACGGACCCAGCCTCGACCGCCGCCTGCGACAAGCGGGACGCCGGATTCATCAGCACCCCGCTAACTCCGCAGAACCTGACTGCGCCGGCCACGGGCAAATGGCTGGGTTTTCCCTCGCGTGCGGTGGCGAGCTATCAGGGTGACCGACAGGCAAAGCCCCAGCCCGCAAGGGTCGCCCTATGGGGTTTCTCGCTGCCCTGAGGGCGGCTGTATTGCCGACGGCAGAGCCCGAGGTGCAGCATGACACTTGAAAACAATCAAGATAAATCGCACGGTGGTGCGCGCAAGGGTGCAGGCCGGAAGCCGGGATCAGCGAACAAGAAAACCCGGGAGATCGCCGACAAGGCAATCGCCGAAGGACTGACCCCTCTTGAGTTCATGCTGCAGATCATGCGGGACGAGCCGCCAGAGACGGAAGATGCGCGCCTCCAGTTGGCGCAGCAGGCCATGAGGTTCGAGGCAGCGAAGGCAGCAGCCCCCTATGTGCATCCGCGGCTTGGTGCCGTCGAGCACACCGGGCGCGATGGATCACCCCTGATCCCTCCGACGTTCAACTTCGTGCGAAGTGCAGATTGATCTCACTGGGCCGCAATTCGACTTTGTCGAGGCGCCCGACCAGTTCCCGGCCATGGTGGCGGGGTTCGGTGCAGGCAAGACGCATGCGGCCGTGTGGCGCGCAATCCGTCTGAAGCTGCAGTACCCGAAGCAGAACGTCGCCTACTACCTGCCGACCTACGACCTGGTCCGCACCATCGGGTTCCCGCGTTTCGCTGAGACGCTGGAGACGATCGGCATCCCGCACAAGACGAACAAGGGTGACAACGTCATCGAGTTCGGGGAGTGGGGCACGATCATCTTCCGCACGATGGACACCCCGGAGCGGATCATCGGCTACGAGGTGGCTGATAGCCTGGTCGACGAGCTGGACACGCTGCCGATGGAGAAGGCGCGGGGAGCCTGGAACAAGATCATCAGCCGGAACCGGCAGAAGAAACCGGACGGCAGTTTGAACACGGTCGGTGTTGCGACCACGCCCGAGGGCTTCCGCTTCGTCTACGACCGCTGGGTCAAGAACGCGGCGCCGGGTTATCGGATCATCAAGGCGGCGACGCAGAGCAACGCCAAGAACCTGCCGGCCGGCTACATCGACAGCCTGCGGGCGAGCTACCCGAGCAACCTGCTTGCGGCCTACCTTGACGGCGAGTTCGTCAACCTGACCGCAGGCAGCGTCTATCCGTCGTTTGACCGCGCAGAGAGCGGCAGCACGGAGACGGTGAAGGACGGCGAGACCCTGCACATAGGGATGGACTTCAACGTCCTGCATGGTGCGTGCGTGGTGTTCGTGCTGCGTGACGGCCATCCCCATGCGGTCGACGAGATGACCGAGCTGTACGACACGCCGGCCATGATCGACACCATTCGGTCGCGGTATCCGGGCCGGACGATCTTTGCGTACCCGGATGCGTCGGGGAAGAACAGGAAGAGCCAGGACGCGAGCGCTGCTGATATTGCGCTGCTGCGTCAGGCCAAGATGACGGTGCTGGCTCCGAACGCGAACCCGGCCGTCAAGGATCGGGTGATGGCGGTAAACGCCATGCTCGGAGGGGCGGACAAGCCCCGAAAGCTGAAGATCAACCTCGACCGCTGCCCCGGATTGGTGGAGGCGTTCGAGAAACAGGCTTACGACAAGAACGGCGAGCCTGACAAGACAAGCGGCCTCGACCACGTCACAGACGCGGCGGGCTACTTCATCCATTACAAGTATCCGATCGCTCGGACAGTGGCTCAACGAATCCAGATCGTTGGGCTGTAGGACGCCAATGCCCGCAAACACCCAAGCCAAGCAGTACGAGGAGCGCGCCCCGCAGTGGGCCCGCTGCCGCGCCGCCATCGCTGGGCAGGATGCCGTCCATGCGGGCAAGGTCGCCTATCTGCCGCGCCTGGGTGAGCAGACGGACGCCGAGTACGACGCCTACCGGATGCGCGCCCCGTGGTATGGCGCCACCGGTCGCACGCTCGACGGCATGGTTGGCATGGTGTTTCGCAGCGATCCGACGCTGGAAGCCCCGGAGGCTCTGAAGAAGTTCTGCGACGACATCACGCTGTCCGGTGTCTCCCTTGATGGCATCGCGCGCCAGGCCATGTCCGAAGTGGTCGGGCCGGGTCGCTTCGGTCTGCTGGTCGAATACCCGCAGGTGGTGCAGCAGCCGGCCAGCCTCGCCGCAGCCAGCGCGCAGAACCTGCGCCCCTACGTGACGGCCTACAAGACCGAGCACATCATCAACTGGAAACTCCAGCGCGTGAACAACGCCATGCAGCCCGTCATGGTGGTGCTGCAGGAGAGCCACGAGGAAGCGGTCGACGAGTTCGAGAGCAAGTGTGAGACGCAGTACCGGGTGCTGATTCTGGAGAACGGCGCCTACGTCCAGCGCGTCTACCGCGAGAACGAGAAGAAGGAGTGGGTCCAGATCGGCCCCGACATCATCCCGACTAAGAACGGCGCACCGCTGCCGGCCATCCCTTTCTTCCCGTTCGGCCCCGAAGCGCTGACCATCGACCCGCAGCAGTCGCCGATCCTCGATCTGGTCGACATCAACCTGAGCCACTACCGCACCGCTGCGGATCTGGAGCACGGCGCGCACTTCACCGGCCTGCCCACCCCCGTCCTGTTCGGCGTGCAGTTGAACGAGGGCGAGACGATCAAGATTGGCTCGTCGGCGGCGCTTGTGTTCCCGACGCCTGACGGCTCCGCCTCCTATATGGAGTTCACCGGGCAGGGCCTGGGCTCGCTGGAACGGTTGATGGACCGCAAAGAGAAGCAGATGGCCGCCCTGGGCGCGCGCATGCTGGCCCCGGAAAAGGCCGGCGTGGAGGCTGCAAACACGCTGTCGATGCGCCACAACGGCGAGGATTCGGTGCTCGCGGGAATCGCCAAGCTGGTCGCTACGGGCCTCACCGAAGTGCTCGCTTTCATGGCCGAGTGGGCGGGCATCGCCGGCACGGTCGCATACAGCCTGAACACCGACTATCTGCCCAAGGGCATGAGTGCGCAGGATCTGACCGCGCTGATGTCGGCGTGGCAGCAAGGCGGCCTGAGCTATCAATCGCTGTTCGAGAACCTGCAGCGCTCGGAGATCATCGCGGCGGATGTGACGCCCGAGGAAGAGCAGGCGCGCATCGGCTCGGAAGGGCCGACGCTGGCAGAGATCACCGCGGCGAACCCGCCTCCTGCCGCGCCGCCTCCGGGTAACTGATGGGCGGTCTTGACGCATGGCTCGCCTCCGTTCTGGTGGCCCACGGCATCAACCTGCTGCGCCTGGAGGCTGACTACCAGCGCCAGGTGCTCGCAATCCTGCTCACGATGGAGCGGGAGCTAAGCGACCGGCTGACGGGTAAGAAAGCGCTGACCGACTTCAGCCGGCAGCGTCTGACCGACATGCTCGCAGAAGCGCGGACGATGATTGCGGAGAAGTTCATCGAGATCCGCGATGTGATGGAGCCTCTGCCCATTGCGACGCTCGAAGCTGAGTTCGTGACCAAGAAACTCGGCGAGGCGGTCGGCGTGAAGCTCGTCAGCGCACCGCCGACGCAGGCAACGCTCCGCGCGCTGTCGAATGCTGCGCTGGTGCAGGGTGGCCCGGCTGCTGACTGGTGGTCGCGGCAGGGCGCAGATACCGCCTTCCGCTTCGCCAACGCTGTACGGCAGGGAGTCGTACAGGGCGAGACGAACGCAACCATCGTCGCGCGGGTGACGGGCACGAAGCTCATCCCCGGCGTGCTGGATGTGAGCAAGAAAAACGCCGAAGCGATGGTTCGCACCAGTGTGCAGACGATCAGCGCAGCGGCACGGCAAGAAACGTTCCAAGCGAACGCCGACATCATCGAGGGCTTCGAGCAAGTCTCGACGCTGGATAGCCGCACCACGGATGTGTGCGTGGCCTACGACGGCGCGAAGTGGGATCTGGAGTACGAGCCCATTGCCCCGTCGAAGCTGCCCTATAACGGCGGCGTTCCGCGGCACTGGGGTTGCCGGTCGACCATGTCGCCGATTGTCAAGCCGCTCATCGAAGGCATGCCGGGATTCGAGCCGAGCGAGCGCGCATCGGCGTTCGGGCCGACGAAGGACAAGACGTTCGCGGCATGGCTGGATAACCAGTCGCCCGCGTTTCAGGACGAACTGCTCGGGCCGGGTAAGGCTGAGTTGTTCCGAGACGGGAAGATCACGCTTCAGCAACTCCTCGACCAGCGCGGGAGGCCGCTGACGCTGGCGCAGTTGCGCGCCAAGTACGACAATTGAGCGCATGAAAGTCAAAGACCTGATCGCGCTCCTCCAGCAGCAGGACCAAGAGGCCATCGCTGTCGTGTGCGGGATGGATGGAGCCGGCTATGTGGCCGCTTCCGTTGTCGAGCCTCACACGCTGGTGAAGGTGGAGAGTTGTTGCGGCGATTTCGCTGATGCATCGAACGCCCCACTTGATGAAAGGAGCGCATTCGATGCACGGAGCGCACCTTTCAACGCCGTCTATATCGAATAACCAAGGCCCTCCAAGCGAGGGCTTTTTCACATCCGAAGGCTCCGCAGTGCGGGGCCTTTTTCATTGGGGCCGTGCCCCGCCAACCACCCCAGTGGGGATATGCAATGACTCTTGAAGAAGCAATCGCAAAGATCGAAGAACTGTCCGAAGGCGTCTCGGCACTGAGTGCCAAGAACAAGGAACTGCTCGCGGAGAAGAAGGTGCTACAGGCGAAAGCCAAGGGCGCCGACATCGACCCGGCAGAACACGCCGCACTGCAGACGAAGGTCGACGAGCTCACCGAGCAACTCGGCACGTCCAGCAAGAAGGGCCAGGCAGAGATCGAGAAGCTGACCAAGCAACTGACCGAGAAGGACGGGGCGCTGCGCAAGCACCTGGTCGACGAGGGCCTGACGGCCGCGGCGATCAAGGCGGGTGTCGCTCCTCACTACCTCGATGCGGTCAAGGCATTGCACGGCTCGAAGGTGCAAGTGGAAGTCAAGGACGGCGCCTATGTGGCGCTGCTCGACGGCAAGCCACTCGCTGACGGGCTGACCACCTGGGCGCAGAGCGACCACGGCAAACACTTCGTCGCAGCACCCGCCAACAGTGGCGGCGGGGCACAAGGCGGCGGAGGCAGCAGCAACGGCAAGACGATCACGCAGTCGGAGTTCGCAGCGATGAAGCCCGCCCAACGGGCCGAGTTCGCGGCAAAGAACCCCGGTTTCGCGCTCGTCGACTGATCCAACAGCAACATTTGAAAGGCCATCATGGCAAATACCCTCACCGCACTGGTCCCGACGCTCTTCAGCGCCGCCCAGGAAGTCTCGAACGAGCCCTTCGGCGTCGTCAGCGCCATCAACACCCAGTTTGACGACAAGGGTGTCGCGAAGGGTGACACCGTCACCGTGCCGGTCGCTCCGACCCGCGCCGCGACCGACTTCGCGCCCGCTGCCGTCTCGACGACCGGCGACGACGCGATCGCCTCCTCGGTTGCCGTGCAGATCACTGCCTCCAAGAAGGTGTCCTGGCACCTGACCGGCGAGCAAGTGCGCTCGCTGGAGAACGGCTCCGACGCCGCCGAATGGGTGCGCCAGATGGTCGCCCAAGGCATGCGCACCCTGCGCAACCTGGCCGAAGTGGACGCAGCCGCGGCCATCAAGGTCGGCGCCTCGCGCGCTGTCGGCACTGCCGGCACGACCCCGTTCGCCTCGGACATCAACGCCATCGTCGACATCCGCAAGGTTCTGTTCGACAACGGCGCCCCGATGGCCGACCTGCAGCTCTGCGTCGACTCGTCCGCTGGCGTCAACGCCCGGAAGCTCGGCATCATCCAGCAGGCTTATCAAGCCGGTTCGGACGCCGAACGTCGCTCGGGCGATCTGCTGCGTCAGTTCGGCTTCAAGATCACCGAATCGGCCGGCATCGCGGCTCACACCAAGGGCGGCGGCGCTTCGTATGTCACCAGCGGCTCGACCGCTGTCGGCGTGCGCGACATCGCGCTCGTGACCGGCACCGGCACCGTGCTGGCCGGCGACGTGGTGACCTTCGCTGCGGACTCGACCAACAAGTACGTGGTCAACACGGGCGTCGCTGCTCCGGGCACCATCACCATCGGCCGCCCTGGCGCCAAGGTGGTGATCGCCACGGCCAACGCCCTGACGGTCGGCAACAACTACACCGCCAACCTCGCCTTCGAGCGGAACGCGGTGGTCGGCATCATGCGCCCGCCGCTCATGCCGTCGAACCCGACGATCAGCCAGACCCTGATCTCGGACGCCAAGGGCATGACCTACCTGCTGCTCGACATCGCGCAGTACGGTCAGCGCACCCTGGAACTCCATCTCGCATGGGGCTTCAAGGTTGTGCAGGGCGAGCACGTCGCCATCCTGATGGGCTGATGGGCTGATGCGCCAAGCCCCGGCCTTCGGGCTGGGGCGCGCACGCAAGACCAACCGAGCATGCCCATGCCCACCCTACGCGCAAACGATACGCCGCTCAACGTCCGGCTTCCGGCCGGCGAGGCGCTCATCGTCAATGCACCGTCAGGCTCCACCGCGACCGTCACGTCGAAGGTTGACTTCGACCCTGCCGCGTCCGTCTCGGGAGTCATCCAGACGTTCGGCCCTTACCCGGTCGCGAAGGTGATTGAGCTCGCATGCACGGTGCGCTCGGTCTCCTATTTCACGGCGGTTGTGTCCACGGGCACCGTCGCCGCCTCGCGCGTCCTGACCGATGCCGACAACGGCAAGGTGCTCGAATGCACCGCGACGGCCACCCTGACGGTCCCTGTGGGCCTGAAGGCGGGTTTCCGCTGCACCGTGCTGTGTAGCGGCACGACCAGTGTTGCTTCGTCGGGCGGAACCCTGCTGAACGGGGCGACCTCGACGCTTACGCGCGCCGTGGCCTCGAACCCCGCGATCGACATCATCGCCCGCGCGTCGGCTCAAGACAGCTACGTCGTCACCGGAAGCTAAGCATGCCCCTCGTAGTCGAAACTGGCGCCGGCCTGGCGAACGCTGAGAGTTTCATCAGCGTCACCGATGCCACGACCTACCACGCCGCCCGCGGTAATGCCGCCTGGGCGGCGCTCGCCTCCGATACGGTGCGCGAACAGGTTCTGCGCCAGGCGACCGACTACATGGAGCAGGTGTACGGACTTCGTTGGGCCGGCATGCGCAAGACCGATGCGCAGGCGCTTGCATGGCCTCGCTACATGGTCCCGCGCGCTGACAGTGCGGGCGGCAGCTACTGGCCCGACAACGCGGTCCCGGTGGCCGTGGCGAATGCCTGCGCAGAGCTTGCCCTGAAGGCGTCGACCGGCGCCCTGGCTCCCGACATCGGCCGCCTCAAGAGCAAGACCAAGGTCGGCCCCATTCAGGTGGAGTACGCCGACAACGCGACCCCGTACACCCAATACCGCGCGATCGACAACATGCTCGCGCAGTTCCTCGATGGATCGAGCGGCTTGTCGCGCAAGGTGGTGCGGACGTGAGCTTCTACAGCGAACTCGCCTCGACCGCAGACGAGATCCTGCGCGAGTTTGGATCGGTGGGCCTGCTATCGCGCGTGACGCCGGGCGCCTACGACCCCGCCACGGGCACCAGCACGCCGGCCACGACGACCGTCTCAGTGATCGCCGCGGTGTTCGACTACGACACGGCCGCGGCCGATGGCTCGCTAATCCTGCAGGGTGACAAGCAGGTGTTCATGAGCGCGGTTGGCATCACACCTCCTGCTGCCGGCGACATCCTGACCTGGCAGACGGTCGCTTACACCGTGATCGCGGTCAAGCCGCTGGCACCGGCTGGCGTGGACACGCTGCATGAGCTACAGGTGCGCAAGTGAGCACGTTCTCGCTCGGCCTCGATGCCTTCATCGCGAAGGCCAAGGCGAACGCCGATACCGTCGTCCGTCAGGCGTCCCTCTCGGTGCTGTCCAGCGTCGTGAAGCGCTCCCCGGTCGATACCGGGCGGTTCCGCGGCAACTGGCAGACGACCGTTGCCAACCCGGCGACTGGCACGCTACAGGCAGAGGACAAGGGTGGTTCCGCTTCGATCGCGGCCGGCGTCGGCGCACTCACGAATGCGAAGGCTGGCGACACGGTCTGGATCGTCAACAACCTGCCATATGCGCAGCGCCTGGAGAACGGCTGGAGCGACCAAGCGCCCACGGGCATGGTGCGCCTGACCGTGAACGAGTTTGAGAAGTACGTCAAGGACGCAACGGCGCAACTATGAGTACTAAAGCCATCCGCGCGCTGTACGAGGCCCGCCTGAAGACGTGGGCCGATGCCCATGCGCCCGTCCTGAAGATCGCCTTCGAGAACGTCACGTTCACCAAGCCCGCGACCGGCATCTACCTGCGCGCGTTCACCCTGCCGAACCCGACAGACAGCCGCTTCATGGAGGCGACCGACCGTGTGTATATGGGCGTCTTTCAGGTGTCGATCGTCTCGCCAATCAACACCGGGCCGGGCGCTGCTGAATCCATCGTGGCGGAACTGGAAGCCCTGTTCCCGCTGAATCTCGACCTGACCAGCACCCTCAAGGTCACAACCATTTCCCCTGTCGCCGCGGCTCCTGCAATCCAAGAGCCCGACGCCTTCGTCATCCCGGTTTCGTTCTCGTACCGCGCGACGACCTACTGATTTCCTCCCGCCCTTTCGGGGCATCTGCAACCCGGCCGCCATTGAGCGGCCTTTTTTTCGTCCAAAAGAAAGGGCCACATCATGGCTAGCGTTTTCCCCAACAAAACGGTCTTCTCGATCAGCTCCACGTTCGCAGCTCCGGTGACGTGCTCGGGCATCTCGAACGCCAACCCCGGCGTCGTGACGGCCACCGCCAACGGCTTCACGAACGGCGACATCGTTCTCCAGTCCTCGGGTTGGCAAGACCTGGAGCAGCGCCCCGTTCGCGTGGCCGCAGCAGCCACCAACACCTACAGCCTCGAAGGCTTCGACACCACGTCGACCACGATCTACCCGGCCGGCGCGGGCGCGGGCACTGCAACGAAGGTCAGCGCCTGGACCGCCCTGTCGCAGATCACCGACACGCAGACCAGCGGCGGCGAACAGCAGTATTACCAGTGGGTGTACCTCGAAACCGGCCTGCAGCAGCAGCGTCCGACCTACAAGAACGCGCGCTCCATGCAGATGACGCTGGACTACGACAACGCGCTCGCTTGGTACAACCAGCTTCTGACCTCGGACCTGACCGGCTCGACCTACGTGCTGCGCGCCGCGCTGCCGAACGGCAAGCTGTTCTATTGGTCGGTGGTCGTCGGCTTCGACGGCGAGCCCTCGTTCAACATCAATCAGAACATGCAAGTGGTTGCCACGTTCTCGATGGCGAACCCGCGCTCGACCAAGTACTGATCTGCATGTTCAAGCTCAAAGCAGATCCGACCTTCTCCGCGAAGGTCGCTTTCCCCGTGCCTGGCGGGGCCTCCGTGGATGTGTCCCTCACGTTCAAGCATCGCACCAAGGTCGACCTTGGAAAGTGGCTGGAAGGCCGCGGCGATCGCTCGGACGTGGAGACCTTCCTTGAGATGGTCGAAGGCTGGGCGCTGGACGAACCCTTCAACAAGGAAAACGTCCAGATCCTGCTTGACCACCACATCGGCG